AGACTCACTGCGATCCAGCACTCGTCGAGGCTGAGGGGGGTTTCGTCAATGCCTGGCGCACGGATTCCAAGATGCGATCCCGGCCAGGGTTGTCTGGGAAGCGCTCGATGGCCGCCAGCATGGATGCAGCCAGGTGCTTGTCTGGCCTGGTGCTGATGACCAGCCTGGAGCAGCACTCCACGCATTTGAACGAATACGCCCCACTGTGCGGCTGTTGTTTCGATGATTCGCATTGTTTGCATGTCATGCCTCGCCCTTGTATTGCCTGCGAAGTTCTGCCAGTTTTGCCAGTGCGATTCTTTTGTTTCGCTCAATCTCGTCTTTTTCTTTTTGTGTCAGTTGCTTTTCGATGGCCATGACTGGTTTTCTTGGGATTGCAGGGCCGGTGTTGCAAAGGTTCCGAAATTTGATTGCGCTGGGCACAAATTCGCCATCCAGCTTCTCAATGGCAAAGTCCATGCTCGGCCTGTAGGTCAGGAAAGATCCGAGTTGTTTTTTCCACTCCTGCCGAACAAAGCCTGGATCAATGCCATCAAAGTGTCGGTTGAATGTGGCCCCGAAGATGGCCATCATCCTGCCGAAGATGTAATCCAGCCCCTGGTCTGGTGTGCAGAAATCAGTTTCCGAGTAGGTTGACATGGTTGTCACCTCCGATAAGTCCACGGGTCAGGCCAGAGGCCACTCGCTGGTTCATTTGCCCGGTTTGGCTTAGGTTCTTGTCTGTCACCCAATCGGCTTTGAATGACTGCCAGTTGCGGGTGATGCACTCACGAAGAGCTGCATCCAGTGGCCAACCTGCCTTGTCTGCCTCTCGTTGGATGCCATCAATGACGGTCTGCGTGACCTGGGCCTTCTTTGCTTTGCGATGCTTTACAAAGTCTTGCCAAACAGAATCAGAAACGCCGTGAGGCGTTGCAACGACAGTTGCTTTCTTCTTGTGTTCTGTGTCTTGTGTTATGTGTCTTGTGTCTTGTGTAGCATTGCTTTCGCTATGCGTTCGCATTGCATTCGCATCTTTCAACTTGCTCCATCTTGCTTTTGCGCTCTCGCTGGCCTTGCTGGACTTTTCGCCGGCCTTGGAAATTTCCTGATCTGCGCGATGGTTTGCCCATCCTGTTTCTGTGCGAATGAAGAACTCTTGCAAAACGACCGCAATGCAATCGGTATGCGTTCGCATCCTGATAAGGCGGCCTATCTCGGTGGCTTCAAGAGGTAGGGGGATTTCGTGAAGGTAGTACCAATCGAGCATTCTTCGATAGGCTAGATCTTCAAGTTCTGTCAGGTGTTCGGTATGGCTTTTGTAGTCGCCAATATTGAACTGGTAATAGTGCATTTTTGACCTTACTTCATCGGTTCGCTTCACTAAAGAAACATCGGCAGGACGGTGAAGAATCGTCTTTTCGGGAGCTAACCTAGCCGTGTTCAACATTCACTCTATCTCAGACGAGAGCGTCATTCAAGGACTTTCGGAAGGCTGTGCCAAACTTCTTCTCCAGCACTGGCCGCCATTTGTGGGCCACGCCATTCACCCTCCACATCTGCACAGCTGGGCCGCTAGGCACGCCTAGAGCCTTTGCCAATTTGGAGTAGCTGCCAGCCTGCTTGTGAGCAAAGGCATAGACCTGGTTGTAATACTGATCGTCTTTTGTCATGAGCTGGACTATATCACGAACTTGCAAGACGCCTAAAAATTTATTTTTGGAAAAAGCTATAAAATTTTGTTTTGTGTTGTATGATTCATTTCACCACAATCAACCACGAAAGGTAAACACGATGGAAAAGCAAAACGTATATCAGTTGATCTCTGCTGTAGCAGGAGAGCTTGCACAAGTAGGCATCGGAAAAAATCAGCGCAACTCACAGGGCACTGGATATAACTTTCGAGGCATCGACGACGTTTACAACGCGATTGGCCCATTGCTGGCAAAGCACGGGCTGAGCATCCTTCCACGCACGCTTTTACGGGATTGCGTTGAGCGGGTCAGCGGACAAGGCAAGGCACTGTTTTACGTGACTGTCGATATGGAATTTGACTTTGTGAGCGCACACGATGGCAGCAAGCACACAGTGAAAATGTACGGTGAGGCCATGGACTCTGGGGACAAGGCTACAAACAAAGCCATGAGTGCAGCCTACAAATATGCCATGTTTCAAGCCTTCTGCATTCCAACTGAAGGCGACAACGATGCGGATTCACAAACCCACCAAGTGGCCGCAAGAAACACCGTGCCAGACGGTTATGGTGAGTTCGAGGCTGCCACTCTGCCAGCAATGCGTGAAGCCGCCCTGCAAGGTAGCGAGGCACTGGCCGCAGCGTTCCAGGCTTTGCCAAAGTCTGCGCACAAGGCAGCCTTCTGGCAAGCCCAAGGCCCAGCCCTCAAGAAGGCAGCCAAGAGCGCTGATGAGCAGGGGGCAGCATGAGAGTCATTACCGCAGATCAAGGCACAGAAGAATGGAAGCAGGCACGTGTCGGTGTGCCTTCTGGCTCAAAGTTTAGCGACATCATGGCCAAGGGAGGCGGGGCAACCCGCGCCACTTACTTGACCGCATTGGCATTGGAGCGCATCACCGGAGTGCGTGAAGAGTTCAAGACCACCTTCGCCATGGAACAGGGCACAGAGCGTGAGCCTTTCGCACGATCAGCATACGAGGCGCACACTGGCCAGTTTGTAACCGAGATCGGGTTCTGTATGCACGACACGCTACAGGTCGGTGTTAGCCCTGATGGACTGGTAGGCAAGCCTGGGATGACCGAATACAAGTGCCCGATGCCCAAGACCCATCTGGAGTATTTGCGGCTTGAGCCAGGCAAGTGCCCGACGGCTTACCGCTGGCAGGTGCAAGGCCAGCTCTGGGTGGCCGAGCGCGAGTGGTGTGACTTCGTGTCCTACAACCCAGATTTTCCAGAAAACGCCCAGCTCATCATTCGCCGGGTGGTGCGTGACGAGAAGGCCATCAAGGAACTGGAGGCCGAGGTAATCAAGTTCCTGGAAGACATTGAGCGCGAGGTTGATTTCATTCAGTCTTACAAGGATGCAGCATGAGCAACACAAACACAGGCGGGTCAGCGTTTCCATTTACTGACTATGACAGCCACGGCGATGTTATGGATATTCATTCGGGCATGACCCTGCGCGACTACTTTGCTGCCAATGCAATGCAGGCGATCATCACAAATTCAGACCAAGCAAGTATTGCCATTGATGAGGTTGGTGGTTGGGTTGGTAAATACGCATATGAGGTGGCCGACTCCATGTTGAAAGCGAGGTCGGCATGAACGGGCGCGACTTGCGCGACGCTGGCCTGGCACGGGTTGCCATGGGCCGCGAGGACTGGCTGGCTTATGCCAGATCGGTTGCGGTCGAGGTGGCCGAGGCCACTGGCCAAGTCACTATCAACGAGGTCAGGGAGCGTGTGGAGCTGCCTGCCGATTACCACCCCAACACATGGGGCGCGGTCTTGAAAGGTGACACCTTTGAGGCAATTGGATACTGTCAAGCAACCCACCCATCGGCCCACGCTCGGGTTGTTCGGGTTTACAAACTGAAGGAGCAAGCATGAAAGCACAAGGACTGGCACGCATCGGCAAAGACGCTGAGGTGCGATTTACACCAGGAGGGGCAGCGGTGGCCAATGTCACCCTGGCATTCACCTACGGCAAGAAGGGTGAGGACGGCAAGCGCCCGACGCAGTGGGTTGATGCCTCGATATGGGGTCAACGTGCCGAGCCGATGGCGCCTTACCTGACAAAAGGCAAGCAGATCGTGGCGTACCTGGAAGATGTACACATCCAGACCTACACAAAAAACGACGGAACAACGAACGCCAAGATGGTCGCACGCCTGGCCGACTTTGAGTTTGTGTCTGAAGGTTCTGGCGATGGCCAACGGGCTGCACCAGCACAACGGCAGGCACTAGCACCGCGGCAAGCTCCAGCACCACAAGGTTCTGGGTTTGATGACATGGGAGATTGCGACATTCCGTTTTGATGATTTAATAGTTTGATGATATACTCATAGCACTCATTCAAAAGGAGAACCTATGAGTATTGAATCAAATGCTTACAGTAAGCACAAGAATTTGAAAATCGCCGCAAACGAGCTAGGCATAAAGTGGCAAATTTTATATGCCAAGCTAAAAGCGCAAGGCGTTAACGTAACTGGAGACAAGTTGAGATATGGCACTGACAGAGATAGGCTTGGTGCGCTTGGTGAGCAAATGTTCAAAAACTTGGTCCCATTTGCAAAAGACCACAATCAAGATCAGTTTCAAAGCAAGGTTGATTTTGATGTGAACGGTTTAAAAGTTGATGTTAAAGCTGGAAAGCCGAGGCAGCTAAACAAACGGTTTAAGGCGCTATCTTGGTCTTTTTCTTTCAAACGTCAAGCCTTGATTGCCGATTTTATTGTTTGCTTTTGCCTAGATGAAGAAAGCAGTATTGAACACGTATTGCTTGTGCCAAAAGAGTTTTTTGTTGGCCTGCAAACGGTATCAGTATCCCGAGAAGGGAACAGCAAATGGCTTGATTACAAAATTGAACCGCAAGAACTTGCAGAATTTTTTACTTCATACAAATGATTTTTAAGGAAAAAACATGAGCACACGCATTTACCTGGTCACCGATGTGGAGACCAACAAGCACCGCCTGATTCGCGCAAGCAACCAGGCCCAAGCCATCAAGTACGCCGCCCAGACCCGTTTCGACATCGAGGTGGCTGGCCAGGATGATCTGGTGAGCCTGCTCACTGGCGGTACGGCCATCGAGATGGCTGGGGCTGGCGCGACCATGGATATGTTCGAGGAGGCGATCTCCAATGCCGGGGGGACTGATTGATGTCCACCGAGAAGATCAAAGACCGCTACATGACGTTGCGTCTGCCTGCTGATGTGGAGATCGAGCTGCGAAAGATGGCCGAGGAGAACACCCGCACGCTGGCCGCGCAGATCCTGCATTGCATCAAGTTGGAGCTGGCACGCCAGTCTGAGAAGGTGAAAGCATGACGAACGATGAACGCGAGCTGGATATTGCACTGGCCGAGGCCGAGCAGGAGAACAGGCTTTTACGGGCACGCAATGAACGCCTGATGGCCGAGGCTGAAGTCAGCAACTTCTACCGCACCGCTTACTGGTTGAAGGCCTGCGGAAAAGAGCCTGACACCGAAAATCTGTCTGTGCAGATCGGCTGCCACCTGGAGGAGTTCTGCGAGTTCTTGGGGGCACTGCGAAGCGACTCTGAGGGTTACGGCAAGTTGCTGGAGCGCACGCGCACCGATCTGGAGTGGTTCGCTGGCAAGTTGAAGCGCCGTGAACAGTTCGTCTACATCCCGGTACACCTGCGGATTGATGCCCTGGATGCGCTGTGCGATACCGAGGTGACCGGCAATGGCGTGGCTTACCTGGCCGGCATGAACAAGCCTGGGGCAGATCGTGCTGTGCTGGACTCCAATGACGCCAAGTTGGTCGATGGCAAGCCGGTGATTCTCGAAGGCGGGAAGATCGGCAAGCCAGAGGGCTGGAAAGCGCCAGACATTCGGGGGTTCGTGTGAGGAAGGCCGGGAAGAAACGCCCGGCCCAAAGGCCGAAGCACTACACGATTCTCGACGAGATGATGGCCAGCCCCACCGAGCCGCTGCCATTGGAGTACCGCCGCCACCAGCTGACGCGCATGTACGAAGGCTTGGCCGCGATGGAGCAAGGCGAACACCCCACAACCGACGACTGGCGGGTGGTGTCGGATGCGGTCAATCTGATGGAGACCTTGATCGAGACCATGCAAGTGTGCGAGGACTCGTCTGGCCTGCTGATGGATGCGATCACCGCGCTGGCCATGGCTGGCCGCCGCAATTTGGCTGGGGCTGCGATCCGGCTGGATGGTGCAGGTATCCAGGCCGTGCGTGCTGTGCTGGAGGATTACGCCGCGCTGCTGGATGTGCTGCCTGCAAGGGCCATGATTCGCTGCCACCGCCTGACCGAGAAACGCCTGCATGAGCTGCTGGATGGGAAGCGCAAGCCGCATGATGTGGAGATCACTGCGATCTAAGGGTTTGTCCCATGTTGATGGGACTGTGAGATATTGTGGTAAGATGTGGCATCGCAACAACCAAACCAGCAAGGAGCTGACATGGCACACCAAATGCACTTAGACAAATCAGGCACTGGCTTCACAAGCCGCACCGCTTGTGGCCGCAACATTCTGCGCACCCCGATGAGTACGGATTGGGAAAACTTCAAGATGGAAGCGCCTGCATACCGCTGCATCAAGTGCGTTGCAAGCAAACAGTTTGAAGTCAACACGCGCATGGACGCACGCAAGGCCGCAGCTTAATCACAACCGGAGCTTCGGCTCCACATTAAGGAGAACGATATGAAAAAGACTGACACCATCCGCTCCATCACTGGCAAGCCTCTGGGCGAAATCTACGCCACTGGCAATTTGTTTGCTTTCCAGCATTTGGTGGCAGATGAGTTTCAAGGCGGCTTCCAAACTTGGAATGATGCTTACGATGCGTTTCAACACTTCCACAATGACTGGTTTGAAAACCAATAAAACCAACCGGGGCCACTGGCCCCACCTTTTAGGAGAACGACATGAAGAATTACACAACACCGCGTAACTTTGCGGACTGCACCTGGGTGCAGGGTTATGGCCGCGCAGAGCCGCTTTGGGAGCGCGTGGCTGGCTATGCCTTGGCTTTCGCAATTGGTGTCGGCATGGCCGCATTGCTGGTGGCATGGTGGTCGTCATGAGCGAACAACCAAAAGCCATTTGGCTGGCTGGCCTGCTTGATGGTGATAGACCGATGCACTGCAATGAAGCCGCCGACGAACTGCGCCGCTTGTATCAACTGGCGCAAGAGCAACACACGGTGATCTACGGGTTGCGCCTTGAGGTGCGCAACTTGTTGGATACGCTCGAACGATTGCGCGAGATTTGCTTCGACTTCGGAGCATATACAGCGTGTGACATAGCAGACGCTGCAATCGCAAAATCAACCGGAGAAACAAAATGAGCTGCATGAACACCATGATGATGAACAGCCGCCAGGATGATGAGGATCGAGCCGAGAGCCTGGCCTTTGCAATCGAGGCGCGAGCTGCTGAACTGCTGACGCATGGCGAGGCGTGCGACCCGTTTGATGGGGTGAACATCTGCGAGGCGCTGGACGAGTCGAGCGCGAATGAAAAGATCGTTTTGGGCAAGGTGCTGTCTGAGCGCAAGTTCGATCAAGTGGGCATCCTGGTGATGAGTATCAGCCAGGCGTATTGGGCAAAGATGGCCGACGAGCTGGCCGAGAGGGAGCTAACATGATTCGAGAGCTGTGCACCTGGGTGAAGAACGCCTACACCACGCCGAGCCCCGAGGCCTTGGCATACCGAGAGCTGGACGATTGCAAACGCAAGCTGCTGGAAGCCCAGACAGCGCGTGAGTACGCCGACTCAATGGTCAAGTTCCGCGAGGCGCAGATCAAACGCCTGACTTCCTACCTGCACAAAGCCACTGAGGAGCAGTCATGAGAGAAGAATCAAAAATTGAAAAGCAATGGATCACAAAAGCCGGATATCAGGCTGAGGTGCTAGCCACTTTTATGGGACACCGCTGCGGCTACGTCACGGTTCCAGATGAACACCCCTGTGCAGGCAAAGATTACAACGAGCTGGATGTCGATGTGCATGGAGGTTTGACTTTTGGCCGGGGCCAAAAATTTGGCTTTGACTGCGCGCATCTGTATGACGCAAAAGACCCTGCTTTGATGAGCGATGAGTTTCGAAAGATCCATGAACAGTGGCCAAGGTTTGATGAAGGTGGCACGGTCAAAACGCTGGAGTTTTGCGTGGCCGAGTGCGAGAAGCTGGCGGCGCAGTTGAAGGAGTTGGCATGACCCAATGCAAACACCGCTGGCTGTTGACCCCATCGCCACATCGCACGCAATACCACTACCAGTGCGCCCGATGTGCCCAAGTGGCATGGGCCAAGCTCAAGGAGTCGTCGTGAACTGCTGCGACGAATACGGAAACTGCAACCAGGGCCGGGACTGCCCTTTGCGTGTGGCCAAGATCGGCAAGAAACTGCACGGGCCTGAGCTTTTGCCGCAGTCTGTGTGGCGGTACATGCTTAGGCGTGTGGCATGGTGGTTTGTCATGGGCATCCTGGGGATGCTCTGGCTTGCCTTTTTGGTGGCCTGCGCTGCTTATCTGGGTTAGGCTTTGCCCTTGATGCGCTCAAAGGTGCGCAAGCCGCCCAAGCCCAACATGCCGGTCAGCAAGACCATCAGTGTCTCGTTGTCGATCGGTGGCAAAGGCGGCACGGAGCCACCAAAAACGGCCACCAGCCACGGCAAAACAGGCTGCAGGAGAAACTGGTACACCAGGCCAAAAACGCACGCCCAGCCGGTCGCTGGACGCCAGCCGCCACGGAACATGTCGGTGCCAGCCTCGACCTTGTTGACCTCAATCTGGCCAAGGGCCATTTTGGTCTCTGCGTCCAGGACGGCCAGCTCGCCTTTCTGGGCCAGCTCCATGAGCTTGATCTTGGCTTCTGCGCTGGCCTGTGGGTCGGGTAGCACCTTCTCAAGGACGGTGCCGATCACTGGAATGAGTGCTTGCCACATATTGACTCCAATTATTCTTTAGTTTAAAGTGAACCACAATCAATTTTTTGAAAGTGCAAAATGAAAATTGGCGAGTTGCTAAACAACACGAAGCGTAGTGGAGATTGCATGATTTGGCAAGGTAATGTCATGTCAGATGGCTACGGTCGTGTGTACGTTGATCACAAACCATGGCGTGTGCATCGATTGATCATTACATTGGTTACCGGGCAACCTATTCCAAAAGGCTATTTGGTTTGCCACACTTGCGATAGACCTTTGTGCTGCAACCCTGACCATTTGTTTCTAGGAACGCCAAAACAAAACCATCATGATGCGATGGCCAAAGGTCGCCACACAAAAGGCGAAAAGGTCAATACTGCAAAATTAACCGAGCAACAGGTCATTGAAATTTTGCATCGATGGCATACCGCAACAAAAAAGTACGGTCTTCATTCTTCGCTTGCGCGTGAGTTTGGTGTGACATCAGCCAATATTCGAGGCCTGGTACTTGGTAAGACTTGGAAGCATCTTCAGGGATAGTCTTTCCAAGGTAGCTGCCAGTGTGGTCCGTCCTTCATCTTCCAGTCACCACCCCACTCAATTGGCACATCCATCTGCTTGGCTGCTTCCTTCATGGCTGCTGCCAGCTTATGGTACAGAGGCCAGTCCCAGCGCACCTCATCCTCAACCCAAGCGCCCAGATCCACGGCATGGCCTGTGATGTGGCGTGAGTTGAGGGTCTGGCTTGCTCCTGCCTCCATAAGCGTTTTCTGGCGCTCTGGCGTGCGTAGGCCTTCAAGCACGGTGAAGTCCACTGTGCTGATCTCGATGGCACGCTCGACGACTTTCACCAGGTCAGGATGCAGGCCTTTGAGCCGGTGTTTAGAACGTGTGCCGAGCTTGTACATCAGTGACTCTTAAACCAGCTTAGGGCGAACCCCACACCGCTGGAGATGAACGACACGAAGGCCATACCAGCCCAAAATCCACCGCGCCCTTGGTTGGCCATGGCCACCAGTTTCTCGACGTTCGCTTCCATCTTGTCCATTTTGTTGGACATCTCATCGAACCGGCGCTCGTAGTTCTGCACGCGCTCCCAGAGCACTCCATATTTCACTGGGTCGATCTCATTGGCCATAACTGCATCCATGATTTAGGTCACCTGATTTTAAGCATTTCGTTTCTGTTTGCAACAGATTAAATGCCTTGGCCTGGCGTGACATAGACGGTGGTGGCTGCTGCTGCAAGACCGCTGAAAAAAGTGTCTTTGTTGAAGCGCAGGATCTCGATGGCGCCAGGGACCAGCACGATGGCGTCCGATGGAGTTCCAGCCACTGGAGCAACGGCAGCTGCCTGGGCCAGTGCAGCTGTTGGGCCAGTGCCCAGAAACACGGTGTTCGTGCCTGCGTTCACAAAACGGTACTGGCCTGCGTTCTGGGGGTTGAACTTCTCAGAGACTGGAGCCTGAATGCCGGTGGGCGCTGTACCGGCAGCAGCCACGACGATGGTCTTGCCAAGTGGGGTGAAGGCAATTTGCGAGTTGGTGGACATGATGTCTCCTTTGGTTAAACGCCGAGGTTACCGGCTGCGATGAATGTGTTGGCAACTGGAGCAAACAGCGAGATGACGGCATATTGTCCCATGGTGCTAAACAAGCTGGAGTAGGACACCAGCGTCTGACCGCCTGCGGCCACCGTGACCTTGCCTGCGCCACCTTGGATGATGGTGCAAGAGAATGCAGCACCGAGGCCAGCAGCGCAAGTTATGGTGGTTGCTGACCCGCTGGTGCAGTAGATCACCTTTCCATTGTCAGATGCCGACAATGTGCGGGTCGTGCCTGCCTCGGTGATGATTCCATCAGGGTTGAGGATGAAGGCCGACGAAGACCCTGGTAAAAATGAGACTGACTTAAGCATGATGTGTCCTCGAATGTCTGAGTTTATTAAACCAAGTTCGCCATTGCTGCAAAAGTTGGTGTTGCTGGTGTCAGCGTCACTCCCACGTTGCTGCTGGCTGCGTTGGCACTGACTGTAATGGTGGACGCCGTAGTGTCAATGCTGAGAATACGAACCACGCCGCTGAACCCAGTTGCTGTAATGAAGATGCCTGGACCGTAACCGTCCAAAGAACTCACGTTTGTGATGATTGGGCTGGCGTTGGTGGTGTCACCCGTTGTTGTGGCAGCAGAGCCGTATTGACCAGAGGTTAAACAAACTTTGCCGGGCGTTTGACCAGATGCCACCGCGCTGTTCAAAGCAATGTCGTGCTTTGTCCAGATTTTTGCCACGTTTGTTCCCGGCGTTCCACCTGAAAATTCTGTGTAAACCAAGGAGTTGTCGGTGTAATTGTTTTCAAATTCCAGGCACCTGCCGTAAAACAAAGCATCACTGCCTGATGTTTCAGTAGCGAGGAATGGAGTTGTTGCATCAAAAATGCTGTTTTCGTTTACGATCAAAGACCCGCCGCGTCTGTTTGTTGCAGTAATTGTTCCGGCTGACATTAAACGAGCAGTGTCGCTAGACAAGTTTCCAGAGGCAACAGTGATACCCGCAACACCTCCGTTTACAGTGTTGTTTGTAATTTTGGAAAATGGTGTGTTTTTCAACCTAATAGCATTTGTTGAAAAAACACCAGAAATGAAATTATTTGAAATGTCGGCATTGAAACTCAGCCATTCAATGTCAATTCCCGTGGTGTAGTTGCCACTTATATCATTTCCAGAAACAGTCACATAATCCGAAAAAGAAGCGTTTTTGAGTATGTCGGAAATTGCTATACCAATTGTCCAATAGCCTGAAATCTTATTGTTCAGAATTGTACAGTTTCTAAGTTTTTTACCGTTGCCAACGTTAATGCCAACGCCTCGCTTTGACGTAAATTCTTCTTCAGACCTGTTAACTTCATTGCCCTCAAAAAGCACATTGTCGTTTTCAATCAGTACAGCCGCATCGCAAGCAATGTCATTGCGTCCGTAGTCCACAATCCGATTGCCTTGCACAATAATGGCGTGGTCGTTTGTCACTGGCGATGTAACAAACCCTGAAACCGTGAATGGATTGACTCGGATGACAATTGCGCCAGAAGAAGCGTTTCCGTCTGCGCCGCCAGCACCGCATCGCTCCAAATAGTTCCCGATGACTTGAACACCGATGACAGCGCGAATGTAGATGCCAGCACCCCAAGATGCGAACACACGGTTGCCGATCAACATGGACGCAGAGTTGTAAGTCGGCGCGGTTCCTGGGTCTGGGAAAGAACCCCTGTAAAGTTGAAAGCCGGTAATACAACCTTTAACGATGTTGTCTGAAACCGTGCTAGGCATCTTGTTGTAAGTTTGCGACAATACGTCAATACCGATGTCCAATCCCGGAACCTCAACGTAGTTTCCGCTGATTAAATACTGACTGGATGGAAGATTTGCACCTGATGGCTTGTACAAGTTTGCAATTCCACCTGTTCCAGCGTAGGCGGAGAAATTCGTATAGGTTCCAGCTAAGATTTGCGCAACCGTCTTACCTGTATCGGCGTATAGCCAGTTGTTCGTAATTTGGAAGTCTTGACACTCTCGGTACAAAATTCCAAATGTGAATTGGCGAATTGTGCATTCGCGAATTGCCCAACGAGAGCAATTGAACACATCCAAACAAGTGTTGCTTGCTCCAACAGCAACGCTGGAAGTCAACGGTACAGCCAGTTCTCTGGTGCGTGTGACGTTTTTAAAATTTAACCCTTGGATTGTCCAATCGTTTACGCCGTTTGCCACAACAAGACTGAAAGCTGCTCCAGTCGCCGTTGCATAGTTCAACCGCTCAATTTGACCAACGCCGATCCAATCAACATTGGATTTTTTCTGGATGCTGGCAGTGATGGCATAAATGCCTGCGGGAAAGTACAACTCAACAGGAACACCCAAAGACGTGGCGTAATCTTCAGCATCTTGGATAGCTGACGTATCGTCCGTCACCCCATCGCCAACAGCACCGAAGTCTTTGACGCTGACGGTCTGGGCCAGTTTTTCGCAAACTGGGTATGGCACTGCGTCGGTGAATGGTGGGTCGTATGTCACACCGCAGGCGTCTGGGCTGATGCCAGTGCCGTCTGGGAAGTTGTAGACCATCGAGCCTTTGCTGTCCTGAACCAGGATGCTGAAGTTCACGCCATCGACGTAGATCTGGGCTGGTGTGCCTGCGCGTGAAATGTAGCCGTTGAGCGTGCGCAGTGGCTGTGCTGCTGGAATGGTGAGGGCTGAGTCGAAATAGGCCACGACCGGGTTGGTCTGCGGGTTTAGATTCGGTTCGCCAATCCAGACGTAACCGTTCTCCAGTGGCTGCCCGTCGCGGCCTTGAAAGACCGGGAAGGGGACTTGGATCGAAAGTGCGGACATTTACTGGTTCTCCTAGATGGTGGATTGTCGCTTAAGGCTGCACGGGTGGTAATGCGTTGAAAACTCCATGACTTTTCCTTATTTTGAAAATGCTTGGACTTCAGCATTGGTCAGACGCTGCGGCCAGTACAAGAGTTTTTGAATACGTCCATTTAAAAACCCAGTGGTACTGCTAGTTGCTCCAAGCGTAATGCGATCTGGGGTGTTAAGCGTTGCGCTTGATGCAGTGCCGCCTGTACCACCATTCAGGTTGGCGGCATAAGAGCCAGCTTTATAAGCAGATGTGAGTTTTTGTTGTGCGGACGTGACAGCAGCAGCGCCGCACGTCACGTTAGTTGACCCATTAAAAGAAAGCCAAGTAGTGCCGTTAGAGTACACGTCTGACACGCGACCGACAGTGTTATTGGCCCCGGCTTGGCTCACATTGAACACGCGAGTATTTGTCGCAACAGTTGAGTCAGGGGTAAACCATGCTGCAAATGCTCCTTCAGTTGCGTTGTACCAACTGCTAAAGTTTGTTCCCGTCATGTTGGCGGCATCGGCATTGCGGGTGACCGCCGCGCCAGCTGTCGGAATAAATGATGTTGCAAATGAACCAAGCTCAAGCTGGGCAAATTGAACAGTTCCTGTCACCGTCAAAGTCAAAGAACCAGCAGACGGAGTAAACGTCAGCGTCGTGCGCGTTGGGTATGAGCCAGTGCCCGTGACAGTCGCAGAAGCAGCACCAGACAGAACGATTTCACCATTTCCGTAAAACGACAGGGTTCTTGCTGCTGCGGTAACAGTTACCGATTGTGTTGCAAGGCTGGTTCCGTCTATAAGGCTGTTCAGCAGCACATTGGTGCGAGATTCTTCAATCAACAACCCACGGCAAGCAAGTGTTGTGGGGTTGTAGTCAAAGCGTGGAACATCAGCGTTGACAAGGGCAATTACACCAGACGAATTGATGACAGTCGCCGTATTACCAGAACGAGTAAACGTCACCCGCGAGTCAAGAGTTGCTGTCGTGAAATCAAGCGTAAGCCTTGGGAGTACGCGCTCGGTGGCAGTGATTGAATACGAAGGAGAAAGCATTTTTTCTCCTTAGATCAGAAACTCAATGATTGAGCACGGTGGCTTGACTTCAATCGTGGACATTTACTGGTTCTCCTGGGTGATGGATTGTCGCCCTGTTTGAAGTGCGCTTTGCAAAAATTGAATTCTTGCATCAAGAGATTGTGGCAGGTTTGCCTCTTTTGCGAAATCCCCAAAAGACTTGCTCATGGCAGCACTGCGAATGGCAGATTGGCTTGGTTGGCCGCCTTTGGAGGCAGCTTGAACGGCCAATTCTTGGAACTCTGGCGAGGCAAAAAGTTTTGCCGCTTTTTGCACTCCAGCTCCTTTGGTTGCCGACATCCATTGCACAATATCTGGCGCTACCAATCCCCCGCCAGGCACCATGCTGGTTACGCCGGTGACGGCACGCTGCGCCATGCTGCTGGACATAATTCGCCCAAACAATCCATCAATTGCAGCCTCACCAAGAATTTGGTTGGCCTTGCCGGTTGTCGGGATGCGAGCTTGAGCGTCAGCAATGCGCCTAGAAATCTCGTAAAGGTCACGCGATGCGCGATCCCACTCTGGACCCATGATTTTGACCATCTGGGAGTAGACTGGAGGATTGGCGCGAAGACCGCGATAGACCTTGGTGAACTCAGCAGGGCTGAACACGGTCTCGGCAGCGCCGGTAGCACGGCCAGCGGCTTTTCCAGCGGTCACAGATGCAAGCGCGGTGGCTAGCGTCTCCTTTTGCAGCTCTGCTGGCACTACCTTCATCAGACGATTAAAAACGGCAGCATCACCTTTGGCAGCTGTGCTGATAGCTGTCTGCATACGTTGGGCTACGCTGCCATCAATCTCCTGGCCGAATGCCCCGACGATGCGTTTTTCCAGCGCCTTCTGCTTGGCTGTAAGCAAGTTGGCCGCACGCAACTCACGTCGAGCTTCTTCGCCAGCCAAAGAGGCTACGTTGTCAAGTTGATCTTTTGCCAATGCTCCGTATAGGCTTTTTAAAGAGCCTTTGGTCATATTCTCATATGGAGATTTACCGCCTTCAAGAGCTTGGCCAACTGCTGCTTTTTCGCGCATAAAACCAAAATAGGTCAGCTCTCCGTTTTCGAGCATCTTTGCCAGGTTGGATTCTTGCTGAGTCATACGGCCTGCTGGGCCAAGATTTGTGCGCAGGCCATCAAGGTAGGCTTTTACATTGTTCAGGTCAACTGGTGCGTTCTTTGGAACAACCTCATCAATTCGGTCATAAATGCTTTTGGCGTCAGACTTCAGCGTTTCCCTGGTTTGTTGCAGCGTATCCACAATTTTCTGTGATGTAAGCCCTGTGGCTGGCCTGCCTTCGATAAAAGCAGCATCGAACTGTTGGGATACATCGTCGGCCCGCTGAATGGCATTGCGCACGGTTCCTTCCCATGCTGCCTCAGCTTCGCCTGCAACCAGTGCGCGGGTCAGGCCCACGGCGCTGCGCACCTGTGGGTTGTCGCTGAACACATCAAATGGCAAATCCATGCCAAGGCGCTCGGCGGCTGCACGGGCTTCTGGGTTAACTTGGGCAAGATCAACCAGTTTGGCTTTCGCCGAAGTTGAACCTGGGCCAAAACTTGATGCCTTGCGTGCCAAGTTCAAAACATCAGTAACGCCAGCTTCTGCAACATCTGCCGCAACGGGTGACGCTGCGGTTGCTGCTGGTGCGACTGGTGCGGCCTCTGGCATGGCTGTGGCCACTGGTGCTGCTGGTGGGGCTTCTGGGGCCATTGCTGTGCCCATTGAAGCTCCTGGCGCTCCTGCTGCTGGCGCAGGTGCTGGTGCACGGCCTGTGACGCGCCGCGCACCCTGTTTGACTGCTTGGACAACTGGAGGTGCCACGCGCTGCAAAATTTGACCTGCTGGGCCTGTGGCTGCTGCCAATCCAATCTCTGTTGGGCTTGCAGTTCCACCTGTACCGGCTTGGGATAACTCAATGGCTGTTTGAGTTGCGCCAGCGCCCAAAATTGCACCAGGGATAGTTGCGGCTCGGCCTGCTGGTAAGAAGGCTGCGATGCCACCAATTGCCCGTGGAATGTCACCCATCGTGAAGCCTGGTGGGATTGCGTATTCTTTTTGATCGACAGATGAACGCATCAAGTAATTGCCCTTGGCATCTTGACGAACTTGCACACCAGGAAAATTGGCTTGCAGAATCTGCACCGTTTCCTTGGGGTTGCTCATCAAAGTGCCAAGCGCTGTCTTGAACGATGCCACGCTCATTGAGTTCAGCTCTGGCATCATGGTCCACTCTGGCAGTGTTTGAGTCTCAGGCGTTGCACGTGCGCGACCAGTAACCGACTCGGCCAAGTTCGCCAAAAATCCTGTTGGCTGTTCAGTTTGTGGTGTTGGTTGTGCTGGTGGTTCCAGTGCAGCTGCACCACCACCAGCACGAATAGAGGCCACCCGAGCTTTTAGCTCAGGCGAATCAGGTGAAACGTCATCAGGAATGTTGTTGATGGTGATGCCATCTTTGGTCGTGATGGAGTAGGCCATATCAGTAGTTCACCGTTACGTTGCGTTGCTGAGGGGCTGGAGGATTCACAGATCCACGACCAGCGCCACCGCCTACATCTTCAGGACCAAAGACGTTTTCTGGATTCAGTCTGTAGTTTTTGACCACAACGCCAAGCGCCTTCTTGTCTTCGCCTGCTTTTTTCTGGGCTGAATCAAGATATTGCTTGGCCAGATTGACATACTCTTGACGCTGTTTTGAATCAAGTGAAAAAAGCTGACCGCTTTGCAGTTTTTGTGATGTGTTGAGCAGTCTCTCGTAAAGTCCAGCTGTGTCGCGTGCAGTGGCAAATTCTGTCTCGCGCACGACTGAGCCTGGATCAAGCATTTTCATGAATCCAGTAATCAAGGCAATGTCGCCAGGGCCGTTCTTGGCCTCTGACGAAGACTTGATGTTGTTGTATGTGGTGCCCAATTCGCCATACACCTTGGTGCGGGTCTGATATTCCTTGCGCAGTTTTTCTTCTTGCTCAAACGACTTTACTGGGTCGAGACCGCCAGTAGCTTTTAGGCCTTCCAGTTCGAGTGCAATCTTTTGGGTCTCTGTTCCAAGTTTGCGCGTGGTGGCCAAAGCCTGGTTTTTCTGAGCATTTGTCAAACCAAGGGCGGCTGCTTTTTGCTCTAAATCTGCTAATGTGACCTGCTCCGCAAACCTGGATTCAACAGCGGCTTTGTCTGCCTGCGCCTTTTTCAACTTTAATTCAGCATCCGATACATCCTTGGCATTGGTGGCTGTAGCCAATGCAGTTTTTGCTTCAGCTTCAGCTTTGTCGGCTGCTGAAAGTTCTTGACGTAATTTAGCTGGTGCCATCTCTGCTTTTCTGCGTTCTTCCCTTACAGCAGTCACTCCGTCGTACCAGTTTTTTCCAAAAGCCACTCCGCTGGTGAATTCCAGCATCTCTGCTGCTTTTTTTGGATTGACATCAATGGTCTTGAGGATGGCCTCAAACGCACGTTTTTGGTTTGGGTCTTTTTCGGCTTCGGCTTTTTCCTGAATCATTGCCTTGGCGACTGGAACATCCGCCTCTAATGCCAAAAGCGCTTGAGCAGTAAAGCGCTTTGCTGTGTCTAGCTTGCGTGCCTCCATACCTTCGCCGACTTTGGTCAAAGCGTCGAACTGTTGCTTGTCAGCAAATGGCAAAAGCTTTTCTAGGTCTTCGTAAGTACGATCTGTTTTCTTGAAAAAATCGCTCAAGCCTGTTTGGAATTTTTGCTTTTGCTCGCGTGCCTGGGCCTGCGCCTGCATCTCTGCTCCTGCCTGGCCAATTTTGAAGCCGCCGATTGCTGCCTCAAATGGGCTTTGCACTTCGACTGCGTAGTTGATTGGGCCTTGGAATGGATTGATCTGTGCCATATTTTTAGACCTTGCTGTAATCGACCATCAAGTAGCCGCCGGACTCGGAAACAGCACCAGGGTAAATGGTCTGGACTTCTTGAGCCATGAGGCCAATTTGACGACCACCGCCCCAGACATAATCGAATTCGTAGACGTTCAAGCCATCTGGTCGTGTGCTGATCTGCTTGATGTTTTTCTTGAGGCGACGATCGCTGAACATATTGCCGAAGCCCATGCCAGCCTTACCGCCTGCGCCATACTGCATTCCGAGGAACTGCGCTGGCATGTTCAAGATCTGGCCGTAGGCTTTGGCCTGGCCGAGTTCGCCGCCTGCGAGGGCTGCGCCTTGCTGAGACAGCAAGTTGGCCACGTTTGTGCCTGTTTCCATGCCAGCAGCGCCGACACCGGCAGCGGAGCGTTGGCCCAAGGTGGTCATGCCACCGAGTCGGCTGTATTGCTGCTCGAGGGCTTGATTTAGGAGTGCAGGGCGAAACTGTGCCAGTGCGCCCTGAATGTTGCCGCCACGCAAGCCTCCAGTGGCTGATGCGTTTTGCAAAAGTGCGTTTTCTCCCTGGCGCATGGCCTCTTGAAACCTAGCACCACTGCTGATGCGATCAATGGCGGCCTGCTCTGCCTCTGGGCCACGGAGACCCAAGAAGGCTTGCTGTTGCTCTAAGGCTGGGACGCCTGCCTCTGTGTAGGGCTTGAGCAGGGCTTGCAGTGCGTCAAATTGGCGACGCTGTTCTGCTACGCCTTTGTCTGCTGCTCCAGCTTGAATGTTGGCTGCGTCTTCTGCTGCGTCGGCTTGCATCATGCCGCCGACGACTTGTGTTCCGCCCACAACTAGGGCCGTTACTGGATCAGGCATCGCCGAACTCCTTCATGTAGTCTTCAAATTTTTCGCCGTACAGGTCCATGACCAGGTGCGCATTTTTGGTGGCAAAGCCTGGGCCATGTGTGAGTGAGACGGCCATCAAGATCAGGTCGTAGAAGCCTGCACGCCAGACGAATGATCTGGCGTCGGCTTGGCCTGCGCGTTCTGCTGTGTCGGATGCCTGCCACTTCATGATCGCGGTGGCCAGTAATGGCACCAGGTGGTGGCTGTTGGCAATAAAAAACAGATTCTGGTGGATGCCCACCAGCGTGTTCCAGATGGCGGCATTCAGGTCTTTGCGCTCAACTGTGTCGCCGTCGGCAACATCGTCAAACACCTGAATGGCATCGTAGACCATGACAAGCCATTCAACGACTGGCGCAGGCAGCATGAAAACCCTTTGCAGGTTTTCTTTGAGCCAATCAATACCAGTCATGTGCAACTCCTGTTTAGGGCAAGCTGCTGGCGGCTTTGTTGACTCAGCGGCTTGATTTTCTCACAAATGCTTGCTTTTGCAAGCTCCTATCGTAAAATGCTCTGGCAGCTTACCCGACGGGGGACAGGCGATTCATCACCGCTTGCTGCATCTTTCGATGACTTCCACTCCGATGAGGTGCGACATGATTACACACACACGCCTGCGCGAGCTTGCGCATTACTGCCCAGAAACCGGGCAATTTACTCACTTGCAGTCCAAAGGACGGAAAAAAGCTGGTATGCCTGCCGGGTCGCTTCGCAGCGATGGCTACGTCTACGTCATGTTTGACGGCTTTCGTGCGATGGCACACCAGTTTGCATGGCTGTACGTGACTGGCGAATGGCCAACGCAAGAGATTGACCACATTGACGGCAACAAGGCCAACAATGCATTTTCTAACTTGCGGCAGGTAAGCAGGCGAATGAACACCGAGAACAAGCACATGGCCAAGAGCACCAGCACAACTGGTTTGCTTGGGGTGATAAGGCATCGACATAAGTTTGTTGCTCGTATCGTCAGCGAAGGCAAGCGCACATATCTTGGCATCTTTGAGACGCCAGAGGCTGCTCATGAGGCCTACGTGCAGGCAAAACGACGCTTGCATCATGGTTGCACCATTTAATCGTTCTCGTACTCGCGGCCTTCCCAGGCTTGGCATGACCTCATGTCATGACAAATAAAGTCGAACTTGTGGCAGTACCCGCGATAGCCTGCGTTTTCGTCCCATTGATTGCGTGGAATTCTTTCCATTTTTGCTTGCATCAATGGCGTCGCCTCAAAATACTCGCAGTTGCTGCACCGACGACGACGTGCTTCTTTCTCATCGACCTGCATGGCCTTGCCCAGGGCGACCCAATACACCTTGTTGGCTGTTGGTTCGTTGCTGGGGTTCTCTGGGCCGAGCATCCAGTCGTCGATCACGACCTGGGTGTTCTTCTTGTTTTCGGCTGCGGTGATGAATTCCTCTTCGACTGGCAGGCCCATGAAGCCCTTTGGCATCATCATGAATTTGTCCATGCTGTTTCTCCTTTAAGTGATTTCGCGGCCAGAGGCGCGGATGGTCAGCGAGGTGGCTGCGCTGGCAATGGTGCTGATGAAGCCACCAGGTTCGAGCGCCTGGCCGACCAGCTCTGGGCAGGTGTAGGTCTCGTCAGGAGCAATGGCGCGGGTGTCCAAGATGAGGTTGGAGGCGCCTGGGCTGCCGCCGCTGGTCACCAAGTTGACGCTGATCGTGACGTTGCCTGCGGTGGTGTTGGTGACGGTGAATTTGTCGATGATGGCCTTGCAGTTCACTGCTGTGTACTGCGTGGTTTGGGCATTTTCTGCCTGCTTTGCTGGGATCAGCACCTTGATTGTGACGGTCATGATCTGTCCTTACTGTTGAACTTGGGTGACGGAAAGCACCACCGCTGGGGCAGCTGGTGCAAATGCTGTGGCTGCCACACTGTCCACGGTGATGTTGGTGCTGTCTGCTGCAAAGGCCAGCTCGACGTATTCGTTGGCGGCAAGAGATACGGTCTCGTTGAGCGCAATCGGAATGTAACCGTTATTGATGTCTGAAGTGACCAAGCGTGCGCTGTTTGCGATGGCCGTGCCGTTCTTTTTCCACCAGACCCAGATGTTTTTGGATGATGAGCTGCCGCTGGTCAATTGCACTGTGGCGTCGAACTGGTAGAGGCCGGACTCGGGCACGATGATTTGGCTGGTGGTTCCACCGATCGTCACGCCGTTGCTGATCTGCGTGTTGTCAAATGTCAGCAAGTATTCGGTGTTGATGACGGCAGGTGTTTGGTCTGTGGTCTTGGTGAACACGCCGTAATACTGCATCTGCGTGATGGTTGGGCGCACGAAGATGACGCCAGTCGTTGCGTTTGAGGTAACGCACGAAGCCAGTGGGATCACATTGTCTGGGGCTGTGGGCTTGACGTTTGTCAGCTCTCCGGCCACTGTAGGGCTGGCGTAAAGCAGGTCACCAACAGCAAACGCGCTGGTGTCTAAGTCGCGCACAAAGCCCCATGTGGTGCAGTAACCCTTCTCGCCGCTGTCTGGCAGGTCGTGTGTCATCACGCCTAAGATGTAGATAGTGGGCTGCGATCCATCTGCGAGATATGGCGCGACAAGAAGGGCGTTTGCTGTTGCGCCTGCGAAGCCAACGACTGTGCCATTGGGGATGGTCACTCCGGTGGTGTTGCCGACACGGGCATAGATCTCTTGGCCGATCTGCTGTGTAACGCCGTACTCCATGCCGAGGTTGACGGTCTGGTCTGTGGTGTTCCAGGACAGGCGTCTGGTTTTGTTGACTGGTGCAGGACTTTCGCTGAGGTCGATGTAATCGGTCACCACCGAGTTGTTATTCTGGATGACTGGCGCTGTGGCCAACAACTCCAAGGACTGAGCAAGTCTGCTGATCTGAGCCAGCGCCTCGTTTGCTGTGGCCGCTGCTGTGTCTGCCTGGTACTCAAAATCAGTGCCAACGATGACCTGGATCTGATCGACCGTAGCAAACAGCAGCTCAAACTGCCTAATCTGCTGCTGATCGGTCAGGAAGGCCGCGAGCTGGTCGCGGGTGAGGTTGAGCCTGCGGGATACTGGTGCGGTAGCCATCAGTATGCCAATGCCTCAATTTGTGCCTCAAGGCGCATAAAGGAAACGTGCGCATCACTGTCGCCACGGAAGCGCTGGATTCGCCAGTTCCTCATGTGGCCCTGCTGAAACCATGCAAGGCGCTTGGCTGTGTTGCCGATCGTGCCCACGCTGATGCTGCGGTCTTGACTCCATGCGAGGCCGTCTGTGCTGTAGCTGGTGCTGATCTGCGGGTTGGTGCCAAGTGCCACGCTGCCGGTCAAACTGACCAGCTCAAGGCGGTTGAAGATCGCGCCGTTGCCTTCGTTGTAAGCAATGATGGTGCCGAATTCCCAGCGGACTTGCTGGCCCCAGTGGTGGCCGGTGTCTTGCACCAGGTAGCCGATGGCGCTGCTTTGTGGATCGCCGACCAGCCACTTGTCGTAAGCCCAGACCAGATTGCGTGCGCGGTACTGCGAGAAGCCGACTACGGTGGTGGTTAGGGTAAACCAGACCTGATCTCCAAGTGCCTCGGATGCGGCTGCGTCGTAGACCAAGGTGCGGTCTGGCAGATGCACGTAGAGGTGCTGGTGCGACTTGTCGTTGCGCGCTTCCAGCTTGACCAGTGCCAGTTGCGTTTCGGTGTAGTTCAGGAGCAGCTCGTCGATCTCTTGGGTGCTGATCTTCTGGGTGGTGGCCGCAGCGCCGATGTAGATGCCTGGGGCTTCGTTGCGTCCACCGCCCAAAAAGGCGATGCGCTCCAAGTAGACGCAGCAGGCAAAGGTGCCGACCACTCCCTTTTGAACTTGTGCACCGTCGATGCGTGCAAAGGGAAACAGCTCGCCGCCTACGTTGTCAAACACCTCGATGGTGTTTCGGTTGAGGGCATAGACCTCGTTGCGGAGCTTGAGCAGGGCCACGACTGGATCTGGGTCCACCTCGGAGCTTCCGTATTTCAGGGGGTTGACCTGCAAGGGGTCTGTCAGCTCGGTGACAATAAGAAACTCGCCATCGGTGGTCATGAAGTAACCATCGACCCAGCAGAAGTCTAGAACTACGCCAAGATCTGGGTCTGTGTTCTGCGTGAGTGTTGCTGCAACCGGATCCCAGAAATACAGTCGGCCACCGGAGGCCACGGCCAGTAGATCAAAGCTGTAGTCGAACGTCACCAGGCTGTCGACTGGTCCACCGACATGGCCAAGCACGGTCACGGTTCCATTGCTGGCAACGGTCACGAGCTTGGTGCCCATGACTCGGTAGCAGATGCCGTTCCAGTTTACGCCGCCACGGTCTGTGCCTGGGCCTGTGCCATTGGCCACGATGCCGTCACCAGGGCGCAGGAAGCCGTTGCTGATGCCGGACTGCTTGGGCACTGGCACCATGTTGACCGGGTAGGCCGTGCGCAGCTCTGGGGTGGCGTCGGCGTAGATGCCGTTGAGGATTGGGATTTGCATGGCTTACCACTTGAT